ATTACTCCGGTATTTCCGGCTTTAGCGGTTATAGCGGTATAAGCGGTTATTCCGGCATAAGTGGCTATAGCGGTAGATCGGGTTATTCAGGTTATCAAGGCTTCCAGGGAGTACAAGGGGTACAAGGTCTTTCAGGTTACTCTGGCATATCAGGCTACTCCGGTATTTCTGGTTATAGTGGTTTTAGCGGCTTTAGTGGTTATAGCGGCTTTAGCGGTATAAGCGGTTATTCTGGTATTTCTGGTTATTCCGGCATAAGTGGCTATAGCGGTAGATCGGGTTATTCAGGTTATCAAGGCTTTCAGGGAGTACAAGGTAGCCAGGGTAACCAAGGTAACCAAGGCAATCAAGGTAACCAAGGCAATCAAGGTGCAACCGGTGTACAAGGCGTGTCAGGGTATTCTGGTTATCAGGGGTTTCAAGGTGTACAGGGCGTTCAAGGCAATCAAGGTAACCAGGGCAATCAAGGCGCTGCTGGCGCGCAAGGTGGTGCCGGTGTACAGGGTGTATCGGGATATTCAGGCATAAGTGGGTACTCCGGTATATCTGGTTACTCAGGTATATCTGGTTACTCCGGTGCTAAAGGCGCAACTGGTGCACAAGGTAACCAAGGTAACCAAGGCAATCAAGGCGCGACCGGTGTACAAGGTGTTTCTGGTTATTCAGGATATCAAGGCTTCCAAGGGGTACAAGGAGTACAGGGTAACCAAGGTAACCAGGGCAATCAAGGCGCAACCGGGGTACAAGGTGTTTCTGGTTATTCTGGTATATCTGGTTATTCTGGTATATCTGGTTACTCAGGAGCTAAAGGTGCAACCGGCGCACAAGGCAACCAAGGCAATCAAGGCAATCAAGGTAACCAAGGGGCTGTAGGGGCTCAAGGTGTTTCTGGTTATTCCGGTTACCAAGGGGTTCAAGGCGTACAAGGCGTTACTGGTTTACAAGGAGCAACAGGCACTCAAGGGGCTGCGGGTCAACAAGGAGCTACTGGTGTACAAGGTGTATCAGGTTATTCTGGTATTAGTGGTTACTCTGGTATATCAGGCTATAGCGGCTTTAGCGGTATATCTGGCTACTCAGGTGTTAAAGGAGCTACTGGCGCTCAAGGCAACCAAGGCAACCAAGGCAATCAAGGAGCCCAAGGGGTACAGGGGGTATCTGGCTACTCTGGTTATCAAGGGGCCCAAGGCAATCAAGGTAATCAAGGCAATCAAGGCGCAGCTGGAGCACAAGGCGCAGCCGGTAGTAATGGTGCCCAGGGCGCCGCTGGTAGTAATGGAGCTCAAGGGACTGCAGGTGCCCAAGGTACAGCTGGAGCTCAAGGTGCAGCAGGGGCCCAGGGTGCTACCGGTGTACAGGGTGTGTCTGGTTATTCTGGTATTTCTGGCTATTCAGGTATATCTGGCTATTCAGGAGCCAAAGGTGCTACTGGTGCGCAGGGTAATCAAGGTGCTGCTGGTACTAATGGCGCACAAGGTGCTGCCGGCGCTCAGGGCGCTGCTGGTACTAATGGCGCACAAGGTGCTGCAGGCGCTCAAGGTGCAGCTGGAGCTCAAGGGGCAGCTGGGGCACAAGGTGCTACCGGTGTACAAGGTGTGTCTGGTTATTCTGGTATATCTGGTTACTCCGGTGCTAAAGGTGCAACTGGAGCACAAGGCAATCAAGGTAATCAGGGCAATCAAGGTAACCAAGGGGCTGCAGGAGCTCAAGGCGTACAAGGTGTTCAGGGTGTACAAGGTAATGCTAATGCTACTGGTACTACAAACTTTGTAGCTAAATTTACTTCTGGTACCGCTCTCGGTAACAGCCAGATATTTGATAACGGTACTAACGTGGGTATTGGTACCCAAGGAGCTGCATACAAACTTGAAGTTAGCGGTTCATTTGCTGCTACTACTAAGTCATTCGTAATTGATCACCCAACAAAGCCTGGTAAGAAGTTAGTATACGGTGTAATTGAAGGGCCTGAACATTCTGTATTTATCCGTGGTAAAACTACAACTAACATAATTGAACTTCCAGAATATTGGGCTAAGCTTATCGACGAAAATACTCTTACAGTACAACTTACACCAGCAAATGCATTTCAAAAACTCGTAGTGGTAAGTGTAAGCAGTAATCAAATAGTAATTAAAAACGATAACTTAATAAATAGCTCTATAGACTGTTACTTCTTTGTACAAGCAGAACGTAAAGATATACCAAAACTAGAAACGGAGGTATAGTATGAGTACGTATTACTCCCCTAAGATAGTAACAGATGGATTAGCGCTTTGCTTAGATGCAGGTAATCCTAAAAGCTACCCCGGTACCGGTACTACTTGGACTGATATAAGTAGAAACGGATACAATGGTACCTTAACTGGAGCGACTTTTAGTAGCACTGGAGGCGGAAGCGTTGCATTTGACGGGGTTGACGATTACGTATCTTTTAGTACGGCAATATTAGCTGGTAGATCAGAATTAACCGTAGCAATGTATGTCTATCCGACTCAATCAGGTAATAATGGCAGTTTATTCGCTGAAGGATATAGCCCGGGAGAGTGGTGGCAATTTAACATAATTACTAGTATCTGGTATACTCGAGACACATCAACTGGAACTACAGGGGCGCGTAATAACGATTTATCAATAGATTATTTAACTCTTAATAAATGGAATTTTATTACTGCTGTCTATAGTGTAACCGGAGGGTATAAAAGATATTTTGTAAACGCAGTTCAAGTAGCGACTACATCAACGTCCATAGATACATTAACGACAGACAGAAACCCAGCTCAGAGCTTTTTAGGAAGACCGACTGACCCTGCGACTGCAAGTGACAAATATTTTAAAGGAAACATTTCCCAGGTATCCTTATACAGCAGAGCATTAACTCCCGCTGAAATACGTCAAAACTTTAACGCAACAAAAGGAAGGTTCGGTCTATAAGAGGTAGGTATAATTTAACATGAGCTACTATAACGGCCCCAAAGTTACAACTAATAACTTAGTAATGTATGTAGACGCTGCTAACTCTAAGAGCTACCCGGGTACCGGTACAACATGGACTGACATAAGCCGGAGTAATATGAATGTTACTGTATCAGCTACCTATACGTATAATACTAAAGAAGGTGGTAGCTTTTTTAATGGCACTGCAGGTAATAGTGACGGTATGATATTTTCTTTAACTAATTTTCCAAAAACTACCGGTACTATTGAAATGTGGGCATACCCGACTAGTTGGAGTGACGGTAATGGTTTAATTATAAATAGATCAACTACTACGTCTAATGCCGTTGACTGGCTCTGGCTTGGAGTATGGAGTAGTGGTTCTGTTTTATATTTTCGGTTAGGTGATGGTTCCGGCTGTTGTAATCTCGATAATACAGTAAGTAGCTGGTCAACGGTACACCCTGTTAGCTCTTGGGGTCATTATGCAGTAACCTGGAGTAGCGGTGAATCATCAACTATATATTTTAATGGAAGACAGCGCGCGTATAGAGCTATAACCTCTATACCTAGTACAAATCCGTCTGTTACTGGTCAAATAGGTATTGGCCATGAAGCTACTAATTCGCGATGGTTAGGCTATATTGCAAGTACTAAAATATATAACCGACAGTTAACCGGGTCAGAAGTACTACAAAACTTTAACGCTTCAAGAGCAAAATATAGTTTATGACTTTTATCTATATAATTTTTGATAGTACTGAAATTAATAAAGTTGATATTAATGAACTTTTAGTTTTTTCAGCTGATCCTGTTAGAACATCAAGTGTAACTCCCGGAAAAAGCTATTTAAAATACACAGGTAATATGCCGGAAAGTGTAAAGACTCTTGCAAGTAAGTCTCAAGAATATAATTATAACGACATTCAAAATTTTTTAAAAGACGAAAACTGGTCTTCTCAAATACCTTTTTAATATGGCTACCGGTAATTTAAATGCAGTAACCGACGGTTTAGTACTTTACATAGACACTAATAACATTAAAAGTTATGTAGGGCCACCTTTACAGAATTTTGCATCTCAAATTAGCATTACTACAGGAACCGGTACAGGTTATGCTTTTACAGGAAGTACTTCTACAGACTACGTGCCCGGGTTACAGTTATCTACTACTGTTAGTAACTGTGTAGCTCAAAATAATTATTCTGCTCAATCTTCATGGTGCTGTCCGAGTCTATTTGATTATGGTAATATAACAACCGGTATAACTGGTTCAACTTTATACACATACGGTATATTATATTTTAGTCAAAGTGGTTATACTCACCCTAACTACTTGTATCGTTATGAATATAATACTAACACGTATCTAACTGAGTCAGGAATTTTTAGCGACTCTAACCGATCAAATTTAGGTAGTGGTTGGTACTGGGCATGGGGTACTTTTACTACCCAGGCTACAACAAATAGATTAATATTATATTCTTTTTATTATAGATATAGTACTTTTACAGATAGAATTGCTATTGCAAAAGTAGCATTACTTAAAGGTAACTACACGGGGTTAAATCCTTTAAAATGGCCAGAAATAGGAATAAACCGCGGGGTCACTACCTGTCTTAAAGATCTTGCTGGTAGCAATACTTTTGATCTAACTAATACTGTTTTTGGCACTGATGGTAGTATTACCTTTAACGGGAGTTCTAGTTATATTATATCCCCGGAAAATTCGGCATTAAATACCCAAACACCAACTGTTGAAGTTTGGGTAAAGACAAACAGTCTTAATCAAAACGGATTCTGGTTTGAAAAAGGTCAAGTCAATACTCAATATAGTTTGTTTCAAGAAGGCACAAATATTTTTTGGCGTCAAAATGTTGGAAGTACTGTAACTTTATCTACATCTGCTGCAAGTTTTATATCTACATCTCAGTGGGCTCAAGTAGTTGGTACTTATACCAGTGGAGTAAGAAGATTGTATGTAAACGGTAGACTTGTAAATTCGGATACCCAAGCAGGTACAATTAGTACTAACACTAATGGTTCATCAATTGGGGTGTATGGTGGGTATAATGGTTCTAGAGGGTTTTACTATAATGGATCTTTAGCTATAGTAAAAGTATATAATCGTGCATTAACTCCTTCTGAAGTACTTCAAAACTTTAACTCTACAAGATCACGATTCAACCTTTAAAGAATAAATATTAACAATGCCAGATATTATCATCACGCCAAATCGCAATACTACAAGTAATCCACTGATTAACTTCGTAGGCTTGTCTGCAGGTAATAACCTTACCCCATCGGCATCTTCTATCTATTTAGTTGTGCTTCCTGAAGGCCAGGTAGCTTTTATGGGCACCGCTGGTAGCTTATTCAGTATTTCCGATTCTCTTAGCGGCTCATTAATGGCTGTAAGCGATCAATCTGGCTTACCTATTTTAGAAGTATTTAGCGATGATAGAGTGGTAATGGGCAGATATAATGCTAATACCTTAGTAGTTTCAGGAGCATACGTAGGTATAGGCCGCTTACCTACAACTTATGCTCTCAATGTTTCAGGAGATGTTAATGTAACCGGGGCGTTTAGAATTAACGGCACAGCTGTAGTTGGTCCTCAAGGTAATCAAGGCAACCAAGGTAATCAAGGTAATCAAGGCGCTACCGGAGCTCAAGGAGCTGTTGGCGCGCAAGGCGCAGCCGGTGCTCAAGGTGCTCAAGGGGCTACTGGTGGCGGTGGTGCTCAAGGGGCATCCGGCTACTCCGGTATATCAGGTTATTCTGGTGTTAAAGGTGCTCAGGGTAATCAAGGCGCTAATGGTTCAAACGGTGCTCAAGGTACAGCTGGAGCTCAAGGTGCAGCAGGGGCCCAGGGTGCTACTGGTGTACAGGGTGTATCTGGTTATTCCGGTATATCCGGCTATTCAGGAATTAAGGGTGCACAAGGTAATCAAGGCAACCAAGGTAATCAAGGTGCTGCTGGTGCGCAAGGTGCAGCTGGAGCACAAGGAGCTCAAGGGGCGGCGGGTGCTGGTGGCGCCCAAGGTGCGCAAGGGGTACAAGGCGGAGCCGCGGCCGGAAGCTTTGACGCCTTTTTACTAGCGGGTATGTAATGCTTTAAAAAATAAAAAAAATTATTTTATTTTAATAGTAAACAAGTTATACAATTCCGGTACAAATTTTCCGTAAAGATCTACTATAATTTGTTTTCTTTTATTTGCATCTGAACTTCTCCACATTTCACGAACTTCTGATGCACCTGTAATCGGTTTACCCAAAACCTTAAAAGACATAGTCGGGGCCGTGACTATATAACCGTGTTTATCTAAAGTAACGCAATCGTTAACTGCTTTAAAAGGTTGATAATAAGTTGGATTACCGTCTTTTTTAAGTCCGAATTTAAAACGTGCGCCAGGACCAGTCATATCTTTAGCGCCTACTGCAAATATAGCTATAGTGCCACTTGGATCATATTCAGCTAATATTTCTTTGGCAAGATAAGGATTAGTAGCTTTTTGAACAGCGGTCCCGTTTACATTACTCGCTACTATCATTTTTTTGCGTTCATCAAACGTAAAAGGAGAATCTATAGGATCAACTTTATCAGATGTAGCTATAATAACATCTGCACCTGGAAATTGTTTTCTTAAACTATTATAAACTGAAGCATGGCCTAAATGAAATGGTTGAAATCTACCCGGGTAAATTACTACTACTTTACTTGGTGGTTTACCAACTTTCTTGAATGGGCTTAATTGGTTGCGTATAAAGAAATCACCGGTAATTTTAAAAATAATAGGAGCTACTTTTTTAGAATTTATTACTATACCTTCTTGAGTTGAGCCAGGCCCTAATTCAGAAGTTATATTATCTAGTATTTCTTTTCCGAGTAAACGGGTTGCGTGCCAAAAAACTATACCGTTTATAGCTGCAGGTATGTCTTTAGCATCTACTAAATCCCCTATTTGAGCTTGTCTTTCAATAACGTCTAAATAAAGTCCTTGGTTATTTGCTGCTATAGTTTTATTAGATTTTAAATGTACTGATTTATTAAGCGGGTTAATTGTTCGCTCTAGCCAATCTTTTAAAGATTTCTCTTCATTGTTTATAGTAAGAGAGCTTTGTAAAACTTTATTAAAATCAGGCGGGTTAACTAGTTGAGCTGGTATTTGATGTATAACTTTAAAATTATATTTTTCAGCAACTGCATTTACTTTTTCTACATATTGCTCTAAGACCTCTTTGTTATAAGGTATTTTTTGACTAGTATAACTTACGGAGCCTTTTATAAGGCTTTTTTTCTCTATAATTTTTTCAACTAAATGTATAGCTAAAAAGTTATTTTTATAACCTATTACGTTTGTACTGCCACTCACAAACTCAGTATTAAAAAATACAAACGGGTCATTATATAAACCTAATCTTCTGAGCTCTTCAGTAGTGTTAAGTAAAGACTCATTAAATATAGTCAATACTTGAGTACCAAGCTTAACCATACCTGGAGATTCAGAAAACCGTTCAGCAAGTTTATCTATAGTAATTCCTTCTTTTACGTCTTTTTTAGCCCCTCTATATAATGCAAATTGTTTAGTACCTGCAGGGGTAGTAATTAACCGTACACTTGCATTGGCACCGTCTATTTTTAATGGGGCGGGATTTTTGCTAAGAAACCGTACCGTTCTATTAAAAAGATCTATTAAATCTTGACCGGTGTTAACTCCATCATTATCAAACGGATGAGCCATGTGGCCACCTGCTCCGCCTTCGTTTAAGATAAAAAATCGTTGGAAATTCATTAGTCTAACCTGGTTAAGTTTAATCTAGACTTGGCAATAAACTGCCCTAACTGCTCTCTTGAAACTGTATCAAAAGCACCAAGTTTTGCATACTTTTTACGCCATAGTTCTAAATTTGTATCAAATTTATTAAGAATGGATTCAAGCTCTTTTAAAGCAATTTCAGTTTGTTTAGTTTCAATAGGGGTATCCGGCTCATACAATCCTACTTGTTTCCAATCAAGAGCTGCTTTGTCTTCTACTACAAAATCTCCCCCTAAACCTGAAACAGTATCATTATCTTCTTTAAGCAAAGTATACAATTTTAATAATTTACTGTTTTGATTCGAATACATTGATATTACTTATTGATTTCTTCTAGAATTATACTAACATATTTACATGGGAATGTTCGACAATATCAGTGTATCCGATCAGCTTCCTTTTTCGGAAGAAATGATTGCGCTTGGTTTAGATAAAAATAATCTAACTTTTCAAACTAAAGATTTAGAATGTGTATTAGAAACATATATTATACAGGATCGCAAACTTTATAGACAATACTATAAGTCAGAAGTGTACGTAGAGGGAGATGCTAAGTCCAAAAATTGGCTCGGTAGACTAGGACATATAGAAAGAAATGATCCATATCTCTCCCCAGTCGAGCATCACGGGGAAGTGTATTTTTATGAATTCATTAAAGATGTTAATGACAAATGGGACTGTTGGGTAGAGTTTAAAGCTACATTTACAAAAGGAAATGTAGACAAAATTGAGCTTTTTAAATTCGATAAGACCGATAACACAGAGCGGCGACAGAGGGAAAAACAGTGGCTAGAAGAAACAGAAAGACTAAAAAATATTTGGTATAACAAATATTTTTGTCATACTAGACCTTATCGATGGTTCTCGCATAGAGTTTGGTATACTACTTGTTATAAGTTAGGGAATTTTTTTCATAAAATTTCCCACAAGCTATGAAATTTTCTATAGTAATACCTACACTCAATCGTTGGGATCTTCTCAGTAAATGTCTTAAAAGTATTAAAGATAATACCGATTTAACTGACGGAGAAGTTATTGTAGTGTCTAATGGCTGTACAGATTATACAAAAGTACTTTTTGATATAGAATTTAAAAATAAGCATTTTCACATGATTCAATGGCATGACCCTTTAGGGTATCCTAAGGCGGTTAATATGGGACTTTCAGCAGCCACTGGAGATTACGTAATATTACTCAACAACGATACGGTTTTATTTGATAAGACTTGGCTTGACCAACTTCTTGAGCCTTTTTATAATCATCCTAAAGCAGGTGTAACCGGACTCATTAAGCGATATCAAGGCCATAAGCCTTGGGTACTTTTCTTTTGCGCAGCTATAAAAAGAGAAGTAATAAATAAAGTCGGCTTACTTGATGAAACCTTTACCCCGGGTTGCGGAGAAGATATAGACTTTTGTATTCGAGCATATAACGCCGGTTATAGTATACACCAAGTACCTGAAGTAAAGCTAGACGGAGTCGTGGGCACTAATAAAGTTGCTGGACCTTTTCCTATATTTCATGAAGGCGGTGTAACAGTTAATGCTAACCCTAACCAGCAAACTACATACGCGCGTAATATGAGAATTGTAGAAGAGCGTTACGGGCCAGTTACTTTAGATTAATATCAAAAGCCTTTTCAAAGGCTTCAGGAGCCTTCTTATAGCTTTCTTGAGTTTCATCTAAAGCATCGTCAGTGTATTGCCAGTTAAAGCTTAATTCGTCAGGTACATTAAAGCCGTAAAAATCTAAAACTTTTTTCTGGGTATCTAAAACAGCAGTACCGTTCCAGTTTTGGCCTATAACGACTATACCTGCTTCCTTATCTTCAATAATATTATCTTCTTCTAAAGTCGTGTGTCTATTTTCGATCCAGTTTAATCGCTCAATTAATTTTTGATATATACTGTTAGCTTGACCCCAACGTACACTAACAAAAAAGACTACAGCATCAGCTTCAAATAAAGGTTTAGATACTTTCCAGAGTTCGTCATCTTTATTGTTAATCGATGCCCAGCAGCGATGATTACCAGAAGGATTCTTTTCTTTGTCTTTTAAAGCAGCATCTTTTACTCCGCAATTATTGCCGTCCATTTTGCTAACATTACCTTCACAACAATGTATAGTAAGTTTGCTTACATCAATCACTTCTACATTATTCCCTATTTCTTTTTTAACAAATTCTGCTAATTGAGTACTCTTAGGCTGTTCTTTATCTCCTTCCCAACGGTTGCTGGTTGTAAGTAGTAATACTTTTTCTTTATCCTTTAAGTAGTTAATTAGAGTATCTAGTTTTTTAGTATAGATAGCTGGGTTATTAGTTATCTTTGCTTCTTCTAGTAGTTTTAAAAATTTTCTCATATTTGTACTTGTTTTTTAGCCCAAGCTAACTTAATTTTAGCTATAGTTTGAAGAGAATGTTTTTTTCCGAACATGCCTGATGGTCGACCCTTTTTTGCATTACTTATTTTAATTTTTTGTTCACTTGACATTGGTTTTCCTAGGCGAGCCTTACGCCGCTGGTCTCTTAATATTGCAGCTTTCTCGGGGCCGTATAATTCCTCATAGGTTTTTCCTTTTCCAAATAACCCGCATTTTTTGTAGTGTTCTGCAGATAATTTACGCCCTTTAAGTGCTAGACTTATCTTTTTTTTAGTTAAATCCGAGTGCTGCCTTCCTTTCATAGGGGCTGTAGCGTCAGTACTTAAATTTAAGCAACCCGGGGTATAACAGTATTTATTTAAATAATTTTGTTCCTGTATTATCTCCTTTCCTTTTTCTTCTGTTTGTTCTATTGCTTCGAAGCGCCATCCAGCTGGGGTTTTATTAAAAAGATTTTGCATATGCTTATTATTATGTATGTTTCTTTTTAATTGATTATAATGATCATTATAGCGTTTTTTAAAAATTTGTGCCGATCCGTAATAAAATTCTCCTGTTGGGGCAGTAATTTTATATATACCGCTGGTCCAATTTAAAGGTACATTATATGTCATTTCGGGAGACATTCAGTAAATATTTACTTACTATGCTGCCGTCTGCAAAAGACTTAACTTATGAGTTTCATACTGAACTTAATCCATTATTATGGACGAATAAGACTCTTAAACCTGAAATTAAAGACAAACTTTTAGAAATAGCAGAAGCGTTTTTAGACTTTATAGATGTTGAAGTAGATGTAGAAGATATTACTTTAACCGGGTCTTTAGCAAATTATAACTATACCAAATATAGTGACTTTGATTTACATATTATTACTGACTTTAAAACATATAAGGCTGATAAGGATTTATTAAAAGACTATTTTAGTGCTAAAAAAACAGTTTGGAATACAACTAGAGATATAACTATAAAAGGCTATGATGTAGAGTTATATATTCAAGATATGTCCGAGCCTCACCATTCAACCGGGGTATATTCATTAAAAAATGATGAATGGATAACAGAGCCTAAACCTACTAAAGAAAAAGCAAACATTGATATAGAGCAGGTTAATAAGAAAAAGGAGGCAATGCTTGATATTATTAATTTCGCTTTAAGCCCGGATTGTAGTATTGAATGTGCTGAAAAAGCCAAAGAAAAGTTTTTAAATTTTCGTAAAGCCGGATTAGAGAAGGGCGGGGAGTTTTCACCAGAAAATTTAGCATTCAAAGAACTTAGAAGAACTGGAGATGTTGAAAGACTTGTAAAAGGGGTTCTTGCTAAAAAAGATGAAGAGCTTTCCTTAGATAGTGTTCAGAAAGAAATGGTTGACACGTTTAAGAATTTTTTAAAAATGTCTACAAAACGTGGCCCGCATCATAGAAAAATGGGTTCGTGGGATAGACGCTTAACAGATCCTAATAGAAAGAGTATTGGAGTCGTTGCTCAAATGCATAAACTCGGAAATGATATCGATGTTGTTCATAGAAAAAAAGAGCAGCACAATTCTATGACGCCTATTTCTAATGCAAAAGCAGAAGAAATAATTAGCCGGTATAACTTGGATAAGTCTAAACTACCACGCAAATTAAGTACGAGCAATATTGAGCTCGGATTTAATCCGCAAACAAATACCTACTATTTACGTAAATATTAACACATGAAAAACTTGGGCCTACTTCAAGAAAAATATGAGCTTGCTAGATTCCAAAACTGGATGGCAGAGCAGAACCATAATTACTTTAGCTCTTTATTAGAAAGTTATTTAACTGATGCTCCGGTTGTTTCAGGCGCTACAGCACAACAACCGCAGCAACCTGCTCCGGTTCAACAGGCTCCAGTTCAACAAACTGCCCCGGTTCAACAACCACAACAAGCAGCACCAGCTGCCCCAGCGCAACAAGCAGCACCCGCACCTCAAGCAGCACCCGCGCCTCAAGCAGCACCCGCGCCGCAAGCAGCACCTGCCGCGGCGGCACAACAACCCCAAACTATACAACAAGCTGCTCAACAAATTCCAAAACAAGAATTACCATCTGTAATAGATAGTCTTGTACAGCAAATTGCAAAAACAAACCCTAACTCTCTAGCTCAATTAAAACAGGCTGTAGATAAAAATGATACAAATGCAGTTAATGCAATTATAAAACAATATACTTCTAAAACCCCAGTAAAAGAAACTACTATAGAAGAAATTGTTATAAATGAGTGTGTACAGTATTTTTACAAGACAGGAGATATTAGTTCTATTAAAAAATTAGAAGAATTTGTTAATTCGGGTGGTAATATTAATATTATTACTGAACATGTTAATAACATTTATTCCCCTAATGTTTTACTTGAAGCCTATCAAGAGTTGTATGAAACCGATCTTTCTGTAACAGAAGCTGGAAGAAAACGCGGCTTCTTTGGTAAAATTGGTCGGTATATAGGAGATGTTTTTAAAGGCGCTAAAGACAGATTAAGTAAATTTACCGGTAAATACGGCCCATGGGCTGCTTTAGGCGCAATTGCAGGAGCCGGTTTAGCTGGAGCTTCTGGAGCAGCAGTTGGTGCAGCGGCACTACCATTAATAAAAGCTGCTCTTAATAAATTTGGTGGCGGTGGCACAACATCTACTGCATCTTTATCTGCACGAGCTGACGATAATAATAGAGGAGGCGGTGGAGGCAATGGAGGTGGAGGTAATGGAGGTGGAGGCAATGGAGGTGGAGGTAATGGAGGTGGAGGTAATGGGGGTGGGGGTACTAAGCCGGGTCCTGATACTACCCCAGCTCCCGATACAACGCCCGCACCAGCTCCGGCACCAGCTTCTATTACTCCAGACGAGGTAAACGAGCTACGCGCTTTATTAAAGAAAGGATTTGACAGAACAGCAGAAGACAATGTAAGAATAAAAGATTTATCAGGTAAACCTGGAGTACCTACTGATTTACAACAAATGAATACTGTAGGGAAAAGTTCCCGAAAGAGAAAAGCGCCTGGCACTGCTTTAGAAGCAGCAACATTTAATAACACTTATAATAAGGTGTTAAGAGAATTTTATAAAACTTCTAACTCTACGACTATAGAAAGAACAAATAACATTAATGAATGAGTACTGTACAGCAATCAATTCTTAATAAGAATAGAAAAGACAAGTTTTTGCTTGTCTTAAATTTGCCGAATGTACTTAAAGAGATTAATAAGGTTAGCCCGGGAGATAGAAATACTGACTATCTAAATTTAGACAGCTTGCAATATTCGGTTTACGGTAGTGTAGTGCCTACTATTGCAATACCAGAAGTCGATACCCCGTACGGCGGGCAGGCTGTAAAGTTTACTAGTTACGTCAGACCATCATACGGTGCTGTTACTATTAATTTCACGGTTGACAATTATTATAGTAACTGGTGGGTATTATGGAAATGGCTTAATCTTATTAACGATAGTAAAAATAGCACTTACAATTATAGCGATATACCTGATCCGGACGGGCGTTCTACTTCAAGCTATAAATCCAATATAACAGTATACGGATTAGACGAATACAATAACAAAAAAATACAATTCGATTATATTGGAGCGTTTATTACAGGGTTAGGGGAAATTGGTTACAATTATAGAGATGGAGAACAAATTGAATCTTCCTTTACGTTTGTTTTTGGTCAGCTGGACGTCAAATTGTTATAAAAAAAGACAAAAATCAAGTCTAGAATTAGTAAATAATAGTATCATCTACTATGGCAAACGTACGCACTATTAATTCCCCAGGTGTAGAAATTCGCGAAATCGATCTATCTACAAGAGCAGTCACTCCAGTTGGCACAAACGTGCTCGTCACAGGCTTTGCTCCACAGGGTCCTACTTACGAAATCGTTGAGCTCAACTCTCTTTCAGACTTCGAACAAATCTACGGTACCCCAACTAATGCAGCTGAACGTTACTTTTACTATACAGTAAGACAGCTACTTACCAATGGCGGTAATCCTACTGTAAAAGTTGCTCGTCTACCATATG